GCCGTCCCAACTGGTTCCGGCACATCCAAACAATAGCCGCCCACTTATCAGGGAAGTCCATCTGCTTAACCTTGAATGGGATTTCCGGGTGTTTCTGGACGATTTTGTAACGGTGATGCCCATCAATGATGGTGTTGTGCCACACCACAAGCGGCTCTCGGACCTCCCCATCAGTGACGATATTTTCTTCCAGTTTGGAAAACTCGTCTGCTGACAAGGGTGGTATCTTATCCCGAAATTCGGGATCAACATTTAGCTGTCTCACATTTCCTCCTTGTATTCCTCCCGCCCCCGTGTTACAATACAAGGGACAGGATGATTTCACTGGTCATCGGTTCTTGCCCTCTCCCGTGTGCCACCACGGGCGGGGGCATCCTCATTTTCCAAGGTCCCCTCCATGTACTGGATGAAAGCAAGGCGAGGGATCTTTACCCGGTTCCCAATCAGTGTTACAGGGAACCCAAGTAGCTCCGGCCTCTTCTTCGCCGCCACTCGGATATAGTGTGGATCACAACCAAGTGGGCCCGCGGCTTCTGATGGAAGAAGGACATCTTTGTTCATGGCTTTGATTTCTGCCAGCGTCATAACGTCTCCTTTCTGCCGAAGATGCGGCTATGTTTTAGTTATGTTGTGATGTTGCTAACTTGGTTGATTCCGTAAACAAAGATCTGTCTGTTATAGAGATTCGAAAATAATATGGCTCAATGGCTCTCTTATGAAAAATGACCCAGCATATATTTTTGAATTTACGCCGATATCAGTTGAATCACCTGACAAATTCAGTTCTCTGCCTAAATCCTCGGACAGTAGTTCCATCTGCTTTCCGAGGATTTCTTTTGCCTTCTCCGTCTTTCTCACCCCCCTCCCTTATTTATCGTGCCGTCAGGGGCGGATTATTTTTCCATTTTTATGGAATAGTCCGGTTTATTGTGCTTCTGAGCTGGTATCCTGATTGCAATCCTGAATCTCCAAAATATCTCTGATGGCCTGGACAATCTTCGGAGCATTACGCTTCCCCTTTAAAATCTTGTCCATGTACCCACTGTCTGCAAAAAGCCCTGTCCGATTCGTGATCTCCTCCTCTAGCCACTTCTGCGTCTTTCCACGCTTTAGAAGCTCCGTCTTTACGCACAATCCAAACGACGTGAATTTGCATGAATCCACGAAAATACCTCCTTCCGTACATTTATAGTTGACAAGTACTAAATACTGTACTATATTTAAGGTGCCAACCAAAAGAATACGTACAGTGTTCAGTGCTTTTCATGCCCATATATTAGCACTGTTTTCTGTACGTGTCAATATCATTGTTCGGTTTTCGGTGATTTTGGCGTTATGCACGAAAGTGGAGGTTATTTATGGGCGAGATGTACAATAGGATAGTTGCGCTCTGTAATGAAAGAGGTATAAAGCCGGGGAGAGTTTGTGCAGATACGGGGCTCAGCAGAGGGATGATGTCTGATTTGAAGATGGGGCGTACAAAAGAACTCTCAGCCAAAAATACTAAAATTATTGCCGATTACTTCGGCGTAACTACCGACTATCTCTTGACCGGAGAGAAAACAAAAAAAGCGCCCACCCAGGAGGGTGAGCGCGAGATTACAATGGATGATTTTACCTA